CCGCATTGGTATAAGCCAGCTTTCGGATAAAGCGGTCACGCTTGTACTCATCACCGTACACGTTCAGAAATACAGCGCATCCATTCAACACAGGCTTACTCAGGCTCCATTCCACTGCATCCCAGGTTTCCACGATCAGGTTGAGCATATCGGTGTACAGATCAGCGCCGTAGTTATCAAATATGCGCTGGGCGGTAGCCTTGGCAGCGATCACATAGCGCATGCTGCTTCGCTGGACATCAGACAGATGAAGTCCGGCGGCCTCAGTCGCTTCAAGGAAGGCTTTTTCCTTCGGTGTTTCCGCCGCCAGTTTGGCGCGGAGCTTGTAGTCAAAGCTGACCGTGCGGGAGGTACCGGTCTGAAGAGCGAAAAGCTCAGCCTCTTCCTGGTAGGTCATGCCGAAGAACACCTTACATTCCACCATGAAGGGCTTGCCTTCATGAATGTGTCGGAGTGCGGCAAGGGTGTGGGCTCCATCGAACACGAAAAAGCGCCCATCTCGGTTACTGACCTTGACCGCGTTGACAAGCAGCGGATTGAACTCTGCCACAATGCGGTCCACCTGCGCAGCATTCATGCGGCGCTGATAGCTAGGATCAGTCTCCAGTACAGAACTGGTCAGGAACGTATATTCATAGCCAACACGCTCGTTGATCATAGTTACGCGTGAAACCGGTGCATCGGTGCGCTTTTGAACAGGTCTGTTGACCTCTTCAATCAGGCGATCCATGGGCGTAGGAGCGAGGTGATCCGGCTTATAGTGAACACGGCTGTAGCTGCGCCGGGAAGCGTTTCGATTCTTTCTGCTCATTGTTTTTCAAGCTCCTTTACATAATCGTGATACATTTCATGGGCACGCTCTGCCGCATCCAGCAGGGCAGCCTCGTAAATACGGAGATTTTCTCTGGTAGCAATGTCCTTCGTTATCAGGTGCAGCGAGGTTCCGACAGTTGCAAGAAATGAATTCACTGCCATCCTCAACGTATTCATCACATGCGGCATCATCTCCGGCTCGTCAGGAAGCGGCGTCGCCACATGAATCGGCGCGCCGTTGAGTATGGCCATGCCGTTGACAGGATGGGTTTCCACCTTCTCGGTTGTGGCGGATGCGACTTCGGCAGCAGCCTTTGCCGCCGCGTTGATCTCTTTTTCGCAGTCCTTACACAGCGAAGAAAAACCGTGACGGTTGGACGGGATAGAGAAAGCGGCCACAGGCTTTTCCTGCTTGCAGCGGTCACAGATGCGGGTCTCATTTTCATGCTCCTTCTGCATGAGTTCTGTATATGCCTTATGAACCGTTACTTCGCCGCGTCGAAGCTTACCCTTCGTTTCCTCGTCAGCTGACTCGCTCAGCTTTTTCACTTTCTTGATGGTGTCGTGGGAAACGCCGGCGAGTTTGCCAAGCTGTTCACGGGTCCTGCTACCGTTTCCAGCTTGTGCAGAATTCTTCACAAGCTGGGGATTCTCTCCTCCGGTAGAGGTTGCCTGACGAGTACGTGCTTCGGCTTTGAGTAGAGGTTCAAACTTCAGAGCCAGTTCGCCGCGCTGATAGCTGTTCAGGTTGCGGCGGCCCAGCTGGTTTCGGAGCATCCACAGCATGGCGTCCTCACGGCTGCTGAACTCCTTCTCGATTACAGCAAACGGAATGTTGTGTTTCTGGCAAATGGCGTGACGGTTATGACCGTCAACGATCACACCATTCCATACGATCAGCGGCGATTCACAGCCGTTGGCAATAATGCTTTCTTCCAGCATCTTCAGTTCCTCTTCGTTCAGAGGAGGAATCAGATCCCGGAACTCAGGATCGATACTCAGCGTATACAGCTTCTTTTCACACATGGGTACTTCTCCTCTCCATATCGACCTGGGCGATCACGGCCCGGACATCATCCACGCTCTCCACCCGGCAGGCAATGCCTCCGGCGCGGTTGATTTTCTCAATGGCGCGTTTTTGCAGTTCTGTCAGTCTGCCGCCGGGGAGCTTTGCTTCCAGACCGAGGAAGCGCCCCTTGTAGCAACAGATGATATCGGGGATGCCGGCAGAGCCGTAAGGCCCGCCGTGCTCTTTCCAAAAGAAAACGTCGCTGCCCAGCGACGCAAGATATTTCTTGATGGCAGCAACCACATCACGTTCCAGCAATTCAGGTCACCTCCTGGATTCTGGCCTTTACTGCTGCCAACAGAGCATTCTGATCAGCTGCCTTATCGTGCAGCGCCTTCATGACCTGTTCATCCATGGTACCTTTCACCACCAAGTGATGCACGACCACGGTTTCCTTCTGCCCCTGGCGCCAGAGACGGGCGTTGGCCTGCTCGTACAGTTCCAGCGACCAGTTCAGCCCGAACCACACGATGGTGCTGCCACCATGCTGTAGGTTGAGGCCATGCCCGGTGGAGGCGGGCTGCGTCACCGCAACAGCGATTCGCCCGGCATTCCAGTCCTCCATATCTTCGGAGGTTTTCAGTTCGCGCACACCGTCTGGGTTCTCCGGGCTGTATTTGCCGAACCGCTGCTGGATGCGGGTCAGATCATGCTGGTATGCATACATCACCAGCACCGGCTTGCCGTTGGCTGCTTCGATCAGATCTTCCAACGCATCCAGCTTCCGTTCATGGATAACGCGGATGTTGTGGAATTCATCGTACACAGCGCCGTTGGACAGCTGCAGGAGCTTTCCTGCCAGCGTAGCAGCATTGAGCGCCAGCACATCACCATCAGCATAAGGCAGCAGCATATCCCGCTCCATCTGCCGGTACAGCTTTTCTTCCTTGGTCGAAAGCGTCAGCTCTACCACATTGTCGATACGCTCCGGCATCTGCAGGTGATCCGCCGCCCGCATGGAAACGCAGATATCACCGAGCCGCCTGTAGATTTCTTCTTCGGCGCCGGGTTTCAGTTCATGCTTATACGGCAGCCAGGAATTCGGCGTATCAAAGTACATGTCGATGTAACTCTTCATCGTTCTGCCCAGCCGAACGCCGCGATCCAGCAGGAATACCTGCGGCCAGAGATCTTCCAGACCGTTGGGCGCGGGTGTGCCAGTCAGTCCAACCACGCGGGAGAACTGTCCCAGCACTTTTTTCAGCGCCAGAAACCTTTTCGCCCGGCTGTTCTTGAACGAAGAAAGCTCGTCGATCACCAGCATATCAAAGGGCAGCTTTCGCCCAGCATAATGCTTGACCAGCCATTCCACGTTCTCCCGGTTGATGATATACAGTTCAGCCTTCCGGGAGAGGGCTGCGACACGCTCCTTGGGTGTGCCGATCACGCGCTCCATCCGCAGTCCCTTCAGATGTTCCCATTTGGAGAGTTCACCGATCCATGTGTCACGCGCCACTCGCAGCGGCGCAATAATCAAAACACGGCTCACCTCGTAGCTGTCAAACAGCAGATGCGAGATGGCCGTGAGCGTTATGATGGTTTTACCGAGACCGCAATCCAGAAACAGGGCGCATTGCGGCTTCTCTTCCAGAAAGTCCACGCAGAACTTCTGGTAACCGTGCAGGTCGTTTTCACACGGCACGACCGGTCTCCTTTCTGCGCCATTAGCGGCGACTTATAACGTATAAACCTTGATACCCTGATACCTTATGCGGTAGCAAACTTTGGCGGTAGCATTCCACACTTTGCAACCTCATGGGCGATCATGGAAACAATCGTGGACATCCTTTACCACTTGCAGCCAGCAGTATCTTGGGAACAGAAAACGGTCAGAAGAAAAACGGGAAAATGAAAAGCTGACAGCCTGAAAGACCATCAGCATTGAAGTGTTGCGTTGTATTCTCCCGCGCGCGTACAGGCATACGGGCATATTCGCGCTCATTTTCCTCTTTTTTTTCTCTTTTTCTAAAACCTCAATAGAGAGAAAGCAACAAAGCAATCATGGGGAATTCCTTCTTATATATAGGGCCATGTTGCTACGCCGTTGCTTTTATCGTTGCTACCGCAGATGGTATTTCACAGTTGCGTTGCGTTCTGCATATCGCAATCGGCAGGCGCCTTCTGCGCGCGAACGAAGCAACGCTGCGTTCCGTAGAAGCCGCGCTTCAGAGAAGCATTCTTGTTCCCGCCGTATTTCTCCCAGCCGCCGATCTTCATCAGCATGCCGAAGATGTCGTAGGTATCAGAACGCTTGATGGCGGAGGGGTCTTTGCCAAAACACTCCGCCCAGACCTCGACGGCGCAAACGGTGGTGCGCTGAACGGTTCCGGTACGATTGCCACCCGTGAACTGATCGCCGCGCAGGAAGCCTCGGCGCTCTGCCAGATCCATTCTGTCCCAATCTTCGGGTAGCAGCTTGTCCAGGTACTCGGCGATCATGCCCTCGCGCACATCGCTTTCCAGCGCCGCCGTCTGTTCCATGGCAGCCTGTTTCTCTTCCTCGGGAGAAAGGAACAGCTGCTCTCCGGCGCGGTACAGCGTGTACGCCTCCGCCCAGATCTGAGGAACGAGGTTCTCGACCTCCCAGGGACGGTGCGGCGAATTGGTTGTGCAGGTGACGGGCCAGAAACGGCGGTTTCCGGTCACGTCACGCAGGAAGCCGTCGCCGTTGTTGGTGCTGCCCACGATGATGCACTGCCGGGGATGATCCTCTACGCTGTAACCGTAGGAGTGGCGGAACTTGTCATCCTGGCGGGTAATGAACGCCTTAACCGTTTCCACATCCATCTTCTTAAGTCCGGCCAGCTCGCCCAATTCCAGAATCCAGTAGCCCTGCAGCTTTTCAGGAGCCGCCTTATCTTTCATATCCGAGATGGTCAGGCTGTCCGAGAACCACTTTCCGCCCAGCTTGGCGAAAAAGGAACTCTTGCCCATGCCCTGGGGACCGTTAAGAACGACAACACTGTCGAACTTGATGCCAGGCTCGTAGATGCGTGCGACAGCAGCAACCATCATCTTGCGGGCAATGGCGCGGATATAGGAAGTATCCGGGGAACCAAGGTAGTCAATGAACAGCGTCTCCACGCGGGGAACTCCATCCCAGGCAGGCAAAGCGGCGAAGTAATCACGGATGGGATGATAGCTTCGCTCGGCTGCAATCGCCAGCAGAATACCCTTCAGCTTGCTGGGGGTGTACAGACCATACACACGCTCCAGATAAATCTGCACCGCGCCGAGGTCGGATTCGTTCCAGCCGGGTTTGAGCTGCGTCCAAGGGATGGTGGTCTTGCCATCGGCGTCCTTGCGGATATCGATGCCGCTGCGGTGGATGTTGTAGGAGATGTCCTTCAGCTTCGGATCGTTGCGCAGAATGAGCGCGAGGTTGCCCAAGGTATCTTTCACCTTGCCGTGCTTGTCGATGTCCAGATCGTCCTGCCAGTTCACGTTTTCTGCTGCGGCTTTCTTCTCAGCATCCGCATCCAGATCGCTGAACTCCTCCATGGCCTGGGCGCGGCGTTCCTCCGCCAGCTGGCGCCTTGTGGCTTCATCCCTCGATGCGTATTCCTGCATGAGTTTCATGGAAGATGCGTCGTCACCAACCAGCGAACCGTCCGGGGCTGTGCCGCCCGGCATGAACAGGTGCCAGCGCACCAGGTCAAAGGCATTGCACAGCTTGCCGCCTGCAGGGTCGGTAGCGTGATGAGAAAATGCGTACTTGTCGCTGTAGAGGACCAGACCACCCGTTGTGCTGCCGCCGATGAAGGTGAAGCGGTCATCTTGCTCGGTGGGCGTATAGCGATCAGAAAGGATATGCTCCAGCACATCGGTGATGGAGTGCGCACGACAGAAGGCGCCAATGATGCCGCGCTTCTCGGTGGGATCTTCCTGCTTGCCGGCAGTGTGACGGATGCGTTCCTCCACCGGTTGAGTTGTCGGCCAGAGGGATGCATCCTTCCAGTCGGCATAGGTGTTTAGCACTTCGTCCGGGTCGAGGAAGGGTTCATCAGCGTAGTGAAAAAAGAACTCGCCGTCCTCGGGCGTACTGGGCCAGTACATCAGGCGGGCGGGTTCAAAGGTCGTGGGATCGAAACGCTTGAGGTTCAGATCATCGGCTACGCGGCGGGCAACGGCGGCGTATTCATCCGGGGTTACCGTGCGCGTCAGCGGAATGATGAGGCGCAGGCGCATCTTCTCAGGCGTATGGCTGTGGGTACTGTAGAGGGCGTAGGCGTTGATGAACATCATGTCCAGATCGTCCATAAGACCCGGGTCGGCGTTATCTGCATCCAGACACAGCATGCAGCGGTTGACCACGCTGGCGTTGTTGCGCTTGCCGTTCTTGAGATAGCCGCCAACGAAGCCGCCTACATCCTTGATGGTATCGCGGTCAGCCTTGGACATGGCGGCGTAGTCGGTTACGGTCTCACGGGTGCGGGTGGTGGTGGCGAGCTTGTCCAGGAACTCGCTCCACAGCATCTCTTTGTTCTGCCATTGGGATGCCTTTCTGCTCCTGCCAATGGCGATCAGGAGCT